ATCCACCACTCCTCATCTATTGCACTATCTTAACAAAGAAAAGTGTATTATTTGTGTACTTTCACCTTAATTTTTTCTTAAATAATAGATATAATTAACTTATCTTCCAATGAAAGGGGTTATATTTATTATGAAACATTTATACATGATGTTAAAATTGGCTTGTTTCCTAGACTTTTTGCCCCTTGTTACTGATTCGTTACTAGTTTAGTACCTACATAGTGGCGCATCATATATTTATAACGCTCCTTTTAGTATTAGAAACATCGAAATTAAAATGCAAAAACTATCATTGTTTACTGATATTTTTTATATAATATTCTCATAAATATATCAATATATATTGACATTTATATAATTTTATGATATACTATAATCAAGAAAGGAGGTAAGAAAAGTGGAAAAGAAATTAAAAAAAGCGCTTCGAATTCTTGGCTTAATCGAAACGCTAGTGATTAGAGTAATTTCCTTAATCGGCTGGATTTTAATTCTAATCAATCAATTTAAGTAATTAGGTTGAGAGGCTCGTCCTCTCTTCCTATCACTATTATAAAACCACTTTTCAAAGAAAACAATGGAAAAATTAATTTTAAAAGTTATCGAATTGATTGGGCTTATTGCAGTATTAGTATTCTTGATTTCAAAATTATTCTAAGGGAGGTATAACCGTGTCAACTGAAGCGCAGAAGAAAGCTAGCGCAAACTATGCTAAGAAGATGACGAAATGTGTCAATCTTGCATTCAATAAGAAAACAGATGCAGACATTCTAGAAAAACTTGATCATGTCGAATCTAAAATGGGTTACATTAAAAAACTTATAAGAGATGATATTGAGAAAGCAAAAAAGGACCAGAGCAACTAAGCCCTGGTCTTTTCTTATGAATATAAATTGTTGTGTAGTCGAGATTTAGTCGAGATTAAGTCGAGTATAGTCAACATCTTTATGAATAAACTCATAATAAAACTTAAATTAGACTTTTTTCAAGTATCTTTTAGCAACCCATCCACTAGGAATCTTTGCCCAATCTCCATCGAATTTAGACACAGTGACACGAGTGCCATAATTTAGACAACCGTCCTTATCGTAATCGTGGGCTTTAGCATTCTTAGTCAATTCCTCATATGTCTTTCTTCTACAGTTAGCTCCTGGTCCTGTTCTGACACTTAAATCACTTGCAGTAATCATATAAGTACCTAAAGTGCTAGATGCATTGCTCTGTGGCTTAGGTGTAGGAGTTTCAACGTGTTCATTAACACTCTTATTTAAGATACCCTCTACAATTGCCTTTGCACATAAGTCACTATTCCACTTCACTTTATCAATAGCGTTGTCAACAAAGCAGCACTCAACAAGTAGTGCTGGAGAATTAGTCTTTCTCAACACATATAACTTAGTAGATGTTTTAACACCTCTGTTTCTAATGCCTAGAGTGTTAGAAATATTCTTGACGATTCTTTCAGCTTCATCTTTGGCTTTTGAGTTGTCGCTATAAACATATACCTCTGTACCTGTTCCGCCTCCAGCGTTGAGATGAATAGAGACATCTAAGTCAACCTTATGATTATTACACTTATTTACAATTGCTTTTAGGTTAGAATTTTGGTCTTTTCCATTATCATCAGTACAGTCATATACTGTATGTCCGTTTGCTCTTAGCAACTCAATGACTTTATTTTTAACTTTTCTGTCTTCGTTGACTTCGTCTAATAATCCTGTTGCTCCTCTGCATTTAAGAGAATGTCCACCATGTACATTAATAATCATACTTTATACCTTCTTTCTTATAATTCAATTCCTTCAATTTCTGCTCTAATCTTTAGAGTGCGAATATAATTTCCTAAATGCTTTTTCTGCTCTTTTAATAGATCAAGCGAACATCTAGGAATGAATGTCAAAGTACGTGCTTCGTACTTGACGGTCATATCGTCTAACTTGTCATATCTGATTTTTGCCTGCCAGTACTCAGCCTTGAATCTATCCTTATAGTCAGAACTGTTCATAAGTTCTACAGTGTCTTGTAATTCCATTGGTTAGTCCTCCATCTTAATACATCTGTTTTCTAATTTTTGATAAGCGTCAAAGTATAATTCTTTTTTATCTCCATTATAAGTGCACTCGAAGTACATGCCATCAAGAAGTGTAGTTGATAGTAGTGCCTTATTGTTCTGAAGTGTCTTGCATACCCACACTACATAGATATCGAAATCCTGTGGATCTTCTAGATGTTCTTTTGTATATCTTCTTACTTCTTCAATTGCAATCTTTAGAAATTCGTCATTACCCATTGTTATTCTCCTTGTTGATAGCGTTTTCTGCTACTTCTAAGCCTTTAGTTAGTACGGATGGTACGTTGTCTCCTGCTTCCACGAAGTTCTCAATGATGCTTCTTAATTCATTGATAATGAGAGAAGCAAGAGTGAACCATCCAACATATGTAGTGATAGTCAAATCTACATTAATTGTCTGACCAATCTCGATGAAGATTGCTGATGCAAGGAATGCTACTAGCACCATTAACCAGTAACCGAGTTTCTTCCATACACCACGCACTCCTTTGGCAGAATTCTCCTTGCCTGTTAATCTAGACTTTCTAATTCCTGTGATGTAGTCAACGATGTTTAATGTCAAAAAGCCTACGAATAAAAACCAATGTGTGCCTAAAGCAGCAGTCAATACCGCTACAATAGTGCCTCCGATTGCGTTAATCGCATCCATGTATTTTAATGATGTATCATATAATTTCATATTTTCCTTCTCCTTTAAGCATATGAGTAAATAAATGTGCCACATACGTATGCACTATTTACATTGTCTTTCAATGATGTGATGGTCCATTGATTCTTTGTACCATCGTTGGTTATGGGGTAAAAACGTACCACTAAAGTTCCTCCTGGATAAACAGCAGGAACGAAAACATTTTGCCTAGGCTTTTTATCGTTAGGGAAATTACTCCATATATATCCCCCTGTGTTTCCACCAATTGGAGCAGTCAACGAACCATCCCAGTTTATTTCGCAGAGTTTCAATCCGTCGTTATATCGGTATTTCAGTGTGATACCACATGCATTAGTTCCACAAGAGATCCAATCAGACCAGCCAATAACTCTATGCTGTATCTTCTTATCCGTGAGCACGGGCACCCACGTATCTACTTGATTCTCTGTATCAAAATCAAATACATACCCATTAAATGACTGCGCTTCAAGAGGCATATTCACCTTTAACTTGCCACCTTCTGCCTTGCATCCCACTCCAATCCCTCTGCCGTCAGCAGAAAAATCAAGCAGCTTAAATGAAGGAGCAATAGCAGCATAAGATGCAACACCGTCTGTCGTGAAGTAATCCTTCACAAGCACTCTGAAGGAATAGACATTGTCTGTATTGAACTTGCCAACAGATGATATATATACCTTGTTCTCGCCACTGTATGAATCTGTATAAGTCGCAAGAGTAGTCCATGTTTCTCCGTTTTTGTACTGGATCATGACAGTCTTATCATTTTTATTTGCAACAGGTGCGATTGAAAATGAATAAGTAATCTTAACCGCCGTGCCGTCATCATCAGCCTTGTTTGATGATACATTCCAACGCTGTGCGCTGACATTCTTAACAGCCGGTGACCACCACTGTGTGACACTGATATTCTTTGAGAGTGTAGCCTTCTGTCCTCTCGAATCTGTAACCGTTGATTTAAGAACAACTGTACCAGAAGACTTGAGTGGCTGTGTCGTAAAGAAACTGTTTGGGCCAGGTATACTCTGTCCGTCAATTTCATTTTGGTAGTACGTGATTGTAGCACCATTCTTTGTTGAGGTAGATACATTGCATTTGACTTTCGAAACACCCTGTATAATTGTTGATGCTCCGAATCTTTTTGCAATTGCAGCATCTTCATTTGTGTATGTGATGCCTGTAACAGTTGGACCATAACCTGAGGGAAGTACAACATCCAAGGTACAGTAATTACTACCGATGAATTTACCGGAACGACTGTATGTATCTACTCTGAAGCAAATATAGAACTGTGAAGCATTGGGCATCTTACTGATCAGTGAAGTTGGAACTGTCCATCTGAATTCATCATTCCACTGATTATCAGCAATCTGTTCAGTCTTATCATAAAAGCTGTACGTGATTACATGTCCGAAATCGGATGATGCTCTAGGTGTCTTAATTGTCACACTGTTTCCAAAATAAACTGATGCTGGAGAGCAGTACGGCTTGGTTGCCCTAGGAATAACATCGCAGTCAACGCCTCCCGAAGCAGATACACTACCTACATAGCTGCCCGAAAGAGTTACCTTTAATTCCTGTGAAAATGAGAAATCAAAATGCTTTCCCCCATTACTGTCATGAGGGATTCTAATATTAGTAACTGTCGCAAGTGTCTTTGTTCCACTTCCGCCTATTGTTACACCACCAGACCAGATTAAAACACCATTCGCCCACATAGAGCCGTACTTTGTTGCACTAGAGCTGATATTCCACTTATAGTACTTTGTCAGTGTAGCAGTCCACAAATCATAGTTTCCGTCAACATTGACACCTGTTCGTGTCATTGTCATTGTGACATTACCATTGCCACCACCAAACGATGCACTGCATGATGCACTTGTTGCCATCAGTCACCACCTACTTTCTTAAAGGTTAAAGATCCATCGCGATTAACAATGAATCCGAAGTTTCCGATTCTTAGTGAACTAGAAACTTCGATGTTTGAGTTATACATTCTGCTGTTAGCAAAGTACGCTACTTCGTCATTGTTCTGAAGAATAGAGTACTTGCTGTTTGTTTGTTTAGTTTTGAATTCAGATTCCTGTTTACCTATCTCTATGCCTTCTGCATTGAATCTGATATAAGTGTTCAGCTGAGTCTGATTGTTTGACACAGTATCAGAAAGAGAACTAAAGTCTTCTTTCTTTACAAATCCCATCTGAATGCTTTCTGTTGTCTGCTGAATAGTAGATACAGTAGAAGCAAGGTTTGCACCGTCATAGGCACTGTAATAATTCTCTGATACTGTCTGTAAGATGGATGCCTTTGTCTGTTCTATAGACGAAGAAGCATTTTTTGTTGCCTGCTGCAGCTGACTGTTCATGTTGTTTATTCTGTTGTCGTAATCATCAATGATTGACTTTAGGTCATTTGCAAGCACTGGGGTGGTCGTTGTATATGTTCCGTCATCCCATAATATTTTTGACCTAACCCAGTAATAATGCTTGTCAATGTAGTCATCGGGAACGCTTTTCCACCCGTTACTGCTTGCATCGGGCATTTCCGTTGCTGAATCTGATAGGTAATACTCCGGAGTGATTGAGCGAATTCCCTGCCCGTCCTCGCCATCATTAACTCTCACGAGGGTCATGCTAGCCGATGCCTTAACCATATAATTAACCTTCTAGCTGAGCGCTGAACGTTGCCTTGTTTGTAATATCACCTGCACCGATTGTGTATGTTGCACCTGATGCTACAGCAGTAGTTCCGCCGTCCTTATACCACTTGATGGTACCTAATGCAGATAACGCAGAACCAGTCACTTCAACTCCACCTTTATAAACATGAGCAGTTAAAGTTGTAGCAATAGCGGTATTTTTAAAGATTGTTCCACCACTCGAAGTAATTGCCATTGTGATAGCGTCTAAGCCATCCTTTCCATTTGTGCCGTTTGTACCTTTGTAGGAAACTGAATATGATTCAGTATGCTTACCATCCGAATAGTTTACAACAGTCTTTGTCCATAGATACTGACCATTTGCCACGCTAGGCACTGTAGTACTCCAAGTTCCTGTTGGAGGAGTAGTGCCACTTGTACCTGCCTGGTATGTTACAGATGTTGAACTTACAGTAACGCTTGTACCGTTTGAACCATTTGAGCCGTTTGTACCCTTGTAAGAGACTGAGTACGCTTCTGTTGACTTGCCGTCAGAGTACTTTACTACTGTCTTAGTCCATAAGAACTGTCCGTTTGGCACATTAGGAACTGTTGCACTCCATTCTCCTGTTGGCTTAGTAGTTCCACTTGCACCGACCTGGTATGTTACAGAAGTCGAACTTACGGTAACACTTGTACCATTCTGACCTGTCTGCCCCTTGAATGCGATTGAGTAACTAAATGTCTTGTTGATTGTGATATCACCATCAACAACGATAGGGATAGTAATAGTACCACTCTTAGTTAATGCAGATGTTGCAGTAACTGTGATTGTTGGCATTGGTGTCTTTCCATCAGAAACTGCTGAGATTCCTGTAGGACATGTAATAGTTCCTACAGTACATGGAACCTGTTCACTACCACATAATGCCATTACCTGTGTAGTAGTTGTCTGTGTACCGTTTACAGAAGTAGTAGTACCTAAGAATGTATAGTTGTCATTAGTTAATACAACCGAATAACCATCGGTTAAGTCGATAACGTCAATCTGATTGACCGCTTTAATTGCCATAATTTTCCTCCTAAATGTTTAATTCGCAGTTGAATACTGCCTTGAATTTAATATCTTTTGCTGAAATAGTGAACATGAACCCATTATCATTGAGCCTTGAATCATCTAACGGGATCTTGCTGAATTCTGTCTCTCCGTGCCTTTTAATGAGCCACTGCAGATATGCATTATCTCCAAATGTTTCTCTCAATTTTGAAGAGTTATCAATCACAACTCCACCCACATAGATATTTACTGTGAATATAGTTGCCACATCGCTGTTCTTGAATGTCGTACCATTTGATGATTCTATACACAACAATATAGAATCCTCACCTTTTGCACCCGTAATACATACTGGAGCGCTGTATGTGACAGTATTGTTGATCGTTGTGGCGGTTCTCTGCCATATATAGAATCCTGGACGCCAAGTCGGTGCAGTCTCTGACCAACCTGTTTCTGGTGGTGTAGCTCCATCTGTTGAACTAGCATACTCGCAAACAAATTTCTTAACAGAACCCTGTGCCTGTTTGATTGCTTCTCCAGCCTTTTCTTCAACTTCTGAAACCCTTAGTGATATCTTCTCATTAGAAAGGCTTAATTTAGCAACCTTGTCATTGATGCCTTCCTGTTCCTTTGCGATTATATCTAGTTTCAATGATTCCTGGTCCTGTTGTACCTGCAGCTTTCTGATTCGTGTTGTATTAGATACACGATTCACTGTCTTTTCTTCATTCTTTGTTGTCACACTGCCGTCAACCGTAGACATAGAGAACTGTCCACCTTTATAACTGACAGTTAGATCAGATACAAAGAAAGTGAATTCATTGCTGTTATAATTAACAAGAGCACCAGGAAGAAGGTTATCAATCGATATCATCGTGACATTCTTCACCTGGTTGAAAGTCAATCCTTTAAGTCTGTCATAGATGCTGTCTATAATGCTCTGTTCATCTGCATATAGATTCGCCGAATCAATAAATAGCGTATTTCCTGTTTCGTCGCCTTTAGAAAGAGGATTGAGACCATTTTCAGCATATACTCTTGTCAGCGTATACACTTCATTCTTCTCATAATCCGTTAAATCCTGTGTAGCAGCAAAGGCAGTCTTTTCAATGGGAACAAATCTAATAGAATCAATTCCCTCTGCATAGACATTAGCCCCAAACAGTTCAGCAATCCACCCAAGATAGTTTCTTATCACAATCGTGTTATCGTACCATGATACGCTCTTATCGAGAACGTACTGCGGTATTCCTTCACGAATAATAGAAAGACCAGTCAGACTTTCAATCTCGTCTAGCTGGTCTTTTATAGTGACAGGATAAGACAGTTTAGTATCGTATGCCTTGTCAAGAGAATAGTTGTTGTCATACATCTTGAGAGTGAGTTCCTTGGTGTACTTCTCCGGCTGATCATACACCTTGAAGTATCTTGTATCAGATGCATCATTCTCTTTGACTTCCCAGTACTTGCTGATGTCGATATTGTCAAGAATGCCGTCATAATTATCGAACTTCATTGTCAGTTCTATTGATGGTACGTTGCCTATCATACGGCAGTCAGCAAAAGAGACAGACATCTTATAATCAAGAAGTCTGTCCGTTACATTTGTCTCTCCATATTTTATAAGCATATGATCACACCTCAATCAGAGAGAAAGAGAATGAATCTGCCTTTAGACCAGACTGCACTCTCTTATAATTGTACTTCTTATTTGAAGCATACATCTTCTTGGTTCCTCTGATACCATGATCAGGAATGTAGAGTTCTGCCGTGAACTCTGCCGGAGTGAGTACCTTCAAAATATTCATTACATCTGTAAATGTATTCAACTTATATGTACATGTAATCTTAAGCATGTTAGAACGTATTCTATTTCTTCTTAAGATGCCTGTTGAGACAGGTCTGACACTATCCGAATCTAGATCATTGATTTCTACGCTAATCTCTGAAGGAGTCGGAATAAGTGTTCCGTTTATCTTGATTTTCGCTTCATCTGCCATTTATTCCACCTCCTAATAGTCAAATACAGGCTTTCCTGTGCGTGCTTCATAGTCCTTGATATTGTCAATCACCATCTTTGTGATTACTCTGCCATCATCAAGAACTAATTTAATGACGTAGGTAGCGCCTGTGCCGTCATTTTGAGAAAGTGATAATCTTTCTGAAATCTTTTCAGCAATCATATCAAGTCCCTGTGTGTTTCTCTGTAATGGTATTACTGCTTCTGTTCCTGCTTCACCAATATTGGCGATAGTGGATGCACTTACGATACCACCTTTTGCTAGTCTAGGAATCTTAGGGATTGAGAATCCTTTTCCACCGACTCCAGGAACCCAGTCAGGAATCTTTACCTTGCCTATACCGCTTAAGAATTTGTTGATTCCATCAATCATGAAATTCAATGGAGCCTTGAAGATGTGGCTTAATCCAGAAACAATACTTTCAAATATCTGTCTGACACCAAACCATGCTCTTCTCCAGTTGCCTGAGAATACACCACTGATAAAGCTAGTAAGACCCAAGAAAATAACTTCCAATGAATTAATGATAGGACCCATGTAGTCTCTGAACGCCTTGACGGCATTCTTAACCGTTTCAAACACATTCTTCCATCTGAAACCGAAAGTTCCTTCCATCCATTCACCTAGATTACGGAAGAATTCTCTGATATTGTTGACTCTTTCGCAGATTGTTTTGTCTGCGCGTTCAATAATTCCCCTGATTGCAGCAAATACCATATCAAATACACCTCTCAATAATGTTAAGGCCAATTCGAATACAGGTCCTAGAATATCAAGAATCGTACTGAATATAGGTGTGGCGAACTTAAGAAAATCACTTAATAATCCCATTATGCTCTGGAATACATTCTCCCATGCGTTCCACAACGGCTTGAGAACATCGCCCACAAAATCTTTAATGATTCCCCCGACTGTATCAATGATAGGTGCCACAATATTTAGAAATACCTTCTGAACAATAGTGGCGATATTTCCTAGAATGCTTACTATGTCATCTCTGAAACTCTTACTCTTCTGCCATAAGTCTACCACTGTAGCAATGACTGCCCCTATGATGACATTTACAGGATTCACCGCCATTACAATAGATGCGAATATCTGTGGAAGAATTCCAAACGCACCGCTCAATGCAGTTGCAAGTGATGCCCAACCTGAAAATACTCCTACTGCAAGCTGTATCTGTGTGATAACAGTACCAAGAATTCCAGCAAGAGTAGAAAATAATGATAATCCCGCAATAACTGAAAGTATGCCAAGAATACGACCTACATTATCTGCTATGAAAGAGAATAACCCATCAATGATAATAAGAACCACATCCACTGCACCTAATACAGCAGTCCAGTCAATCGCTTTAGTAACATCTCTCACAATTTTCAGAATCTCATTGATGATCTTCAATATAGAGTTAAATATATTCCATAAATGCTGGATGATTGAATCACCTAGGCCAGCAGTGTTCCATGCATCGGCCAGTCCTTGAGAGATATTGCCAATTATCTTGAAGATGTTAGTGAATATCTTCAATATCAGTTCGACAGTCTTTGCGCCTGTGCCGTTTTCCCACACTGTATACATTGACTTGCCGATTTCCATAAGAAGATTCTTGACACCGTTGAACGCATATACTGCAGCTGCAATCATCGGTGCACCAAACTTATCCCATGACTGCTTTAATGGCTGGAAGAATTCCGCAACCTTCTTCTTGATTTCTTCTAACTGCTTGTCTACTTCTTCAAGAAGCCCTTTCTGTTCTTCTGCACCACTGTCATCCATGCTGAATCCGCCGATATCACCACCGGAACCACCAGCACCGCCCGAACCACCTGAGCCACCTGAAGACGGATCACTTGAACCATTGCTTGAATTGATGTTATTGATTGCATCGAATCCAGCAAGAGCTCCTTTCAATTCCTTCTTGAGTTTAGAAGCATTACCTGCTGCCTTTTTTAATCCTCTTCCTGTTCCGCTTGCGCCTTTAGAAAGCTTCTGCGAACTGTCGGAAGCATCGTTCATTTTCTTTGCAAGAGCCCCTGTGTTTCCTGCTGCCTTCTTAGCATTGTTTGACACTCCGCCAAAAGAAGAACTCAACTTCTTTGACTTGCCGCCAAACAGTGCCGTCAGATACCCAACTGCGACCATAACAACTTTAGTGAATGCAACAACATATGGGACGCAGGAATTAATTGCCTTTGCAATATTGGTAAAGAATCCAGCAATATTAGACTGTCCAATTGTGTTCATTACATCTGACATACATCTAACAATAGCTGTTCTCATATTAGCGATTGATGTAGCAATTCCACCTGTCGCATTTCTTGCCTGTTCCTCAAATGACTGATAGCCGTTAATGCCCTGTGTATTTAACTTCATAATTGTATCCATGAACTGGTCCATTGATACCGTTCCATTTCTTAATGCCTCGCCTAGTGCTGAAGCATTAACAAAACCCATGGCCTCCGCCACCTGTTTCATCTGTGCTGGCATTGCAGTCATCGCTGAACGCCATTCAAACATATCAGGTTTACCCTTAGCATATGACTGTGACAACTGTTCTAAGGCTGATTTCTGTATCTCGGAACTTGCACCGCCGGCTAGAATAGCATTATTAAGTGCAAGGAACATATCTGTTGATCTTGAGATGTTACTGTTCACTGATGTGAATCTCTGTACTGCGCCTGATGCATCGTCCAGGGTTGTTGGAAGTCCAATAAGCTTATTGCTTAGTTTCTGTACAGATGCATTCGCTTGAACGCTTCCAACGCCTAGATTCGACATCACACGGCTGTAATTGCTAAGAGTATCAACTCTCTTGATTGCAGCATCAACATTACCTAATATCGTTGATTTAATCAGAGAAGCAATACCAAGACCCGCCACAATATTACGGATACTCTTGAATGAATTGCCAATTGAGCCTGTGACCTTATCAACATGATTCTTTAGGCCGGTGACTTCATTCTTCACGCTGTTCAGTTCTGATTTCGCTGATTTCGTCTGTGCAGATATTACTATCTGCAGTTCCTCTACCGTCATTCTGCATCACCGCCTTTCTTTTTCTTAGTGCTTCATTATGTCTTCTACTGAAGGCAATACGAGAAGATCTAGCGCTTGCAATCTCTTTTCTTTCCTTCTCTTTTTCAAACTCTTTCCTATCCTCTTCAAAAAGTGAAGGATAGAAGTCCCACAATTGTGCAGGAGTGAATGAATCATCCTTACCGTTAAGGACAGCAGAAATACAATCCCTTATCTGAAGGGCCTGTATCTGAAGAGATATCGCTTCCTGTCGCACCATTTCTTTTTTCTTTCTTTCATGCGCTGAAATAATATCGTATAGCTCATCTAACGAATAATTCCAAAATGAAAAGGGGTCTACTCCAGCATCAAGCGCTGGATCATAGACCGCCTTGTATATGTAATCTGTAATCAGGATATCTTCTAGAGATTCTTCTTGGCTTCCGCCATTTCCTTTTCCATTTTCGTTTCGAGAGCCCCAGAGAAAAAACCCGATACCTGGAACAATGGAATAAGAACATCACTAAGGAACTCTGTCTGTGAGCCACCTTCATCGATGTATCTATCAAACATATCATTCACATCGCTTCTGTCGATGTTGCTGTTGAATTTCTGAAGACCACCATGAACGATGTCCAGCATAGTGCATAATGGTGTCATGCCTGTTTCTGTATTAAGAAGATTGATAAGACTTCCCCCATACATCTGTTCTAGTCTTGAGATTTCTCCTGTTGTTAATTTTAATCTGTATTCTTCTTCACCAATCTTCCAAATGATGAAGGGTTTTCTTTTTGCTTTTACTTCCATTTATCTATATCTTCCTTTCTATGCTGCTACGTCTGTTGGGTCAGTAACAGTGAGTTCAGACTGTAATGCGATTGCAACAGTGAATTCAATAGCATCATTGACACCGCCACCTGCTCTTTTAACAGTGACCTGTCCTGAGAATGTAGTTGTAGTACCGTCCTTCAATGTTTCCTTGAACATTGCGGTATCTCCTGTTTTTTCTAGTTCCCTCATTAATCTATATGAAGATGTTGCTTTGCTGTTGTCATACTTGAATGTATATTCAAGGTCTCCAGGGTCTCCGATACCAAACTCATAGACCTTAACTGCATCATCAAGTGAAGAGTTTTCAACTTTTTCTTTTTCAATTCCCATGTCAGGAAGCTTCTTCAACCCTGGAAGTTCAGTGAAAGAAGTTCCCTTGTTTGTCTTGTCATATGATAATTTAGCGCCATTTGCTAGCATTATATAATTCCTCCTTATCAGTTACATACCGTGATAGATGTAATCACTATCATAATATGCTTCATAATTCATTTTCTTGTGTCTAAGTCCTGATGCATCATCAATATCTCTGCATGATACTCTCTTTAGCCCCATTGCTGATAATGCCTTATCAACTTTCAAGGCTGTATCCGATGTACTCTTAGTATCCCAGATTTCGATTCTGTAAAGGACATGTGATGTCTGCTCCTTGTCATCCGTCCATTCTGCCACGCTGTTATCTTCCTCAACATACTGAACTGCTGGAAGCTTTGCCCAGTCCTTAGGATAGATATCAGTGACTTCAAGGCCTTCATCTGTCAGAGCCTTATATACTTTATCTTTAATGTTGATCATATGCTTTTAATCCTTTTCAATTAACTGGCTGATTACAATACCAGCATCCTTCACTGCTTTCTTTTCAGTCTTCTTTGCTCCCTGGTACATGAATGGCTGTGCCGGCTGTCCATCCGACCTGTAATATCTCTTTCCATCAACCTCGATAACTACCCAATGATAGTTATTTATTGCTTCTTCTGATAACTTCTCTTCAGGAATCCACCAAGGTTCCATAGTATAAGAAGGATGTGCATATGGAGATATTCCAGCATGGTCTGCTGCACCTTTTCGACCTGTTCCGAATTCAACATATTGAGCATATGCCTTATTTGTATAAACATATCCCTTGTCGCCTTCAACTCTTGTCTTAATGGAATTTCTTAATTCACCATTATTTACAGGACATTCAAGAACGCAACCACTTCTGATTGTTTCCGCAGCCTTTCCAAGAACCTGTTCTGGATTCTCAAGAACGACATCTATAGCACGAAGCTTTCTAAATAATTCATTAGCACCATTGAGGCTCATTTAATAATCTTCTCCAGTTCATAGAGATAGTGTCTGTTATATTCCTTCATGCTGATGATCCTATAATCCGGTTCATCGATTGACTGATTATAGACATTCACTCCCCACTTTTCAGTGAGTCTGAAATCATCATCCTTATTCTTGGGAAGAATCATATTAAGAATGTAGTTCAGTCTCTCCCCGTACATTTCCGCCTGTAATTTACCGGATGCAGGCCATATCTCAAGAAGCATTGATTTTCTCTTGATCCACTTTTCAGTAGTGACACCTTCACCATCTTTTTCGATGACAGGCTCATATACAGGATAGTTCTTAAGCGCTGAAAGTCTCATTGGTTCCCCTCCGGCTTCTTTTCGTGAACGATTCCTCCTGCACGAATCAGTCTCAAGTTGTTGAGAGTTGAGAGAATATCTTCATAAGTGGAAGACTGAAAAGTAGATGTGATGCCACCTTCTGAATGTGATGATTCTCCGACCATGCCCTCTCTGAAGTACATGGCACATGCTAGATCAGCCACACAGAAATCCATTGCAGTGATGTATACAGTGCGGTTTGTATGTGCAAGAGCACGCTGTTTTGCCATTTCAACATAGATTTTTGCACGCCCCTGACTCGTTCCTGTTCTTTCAGCAACAATCTCAACTAGATCCATAGATTACTCCTCCTGCATATTAGTGAGAACTGCGACCAATTCCTTTTTAACAAGACTAGAATATCCGCTAACGCCCTTTTCCTTTGCAATAGTCTTTAACTGGTCAACAGTCATATCGTTGAGGTCCGTCACTTCATTGTTTTCTACAGGAGTATCTTCATCATTCTTCTTGTCTTCAATGACACGATATCCCTGTTTAGTGTAACGCTGAAGGTCATCCTCATGGATGACCCTTTCAACGTTGATTCTTTTTACAATGATCATTATGCATCAGCTGAGACGTTAGCAATGATTAGGTCAAGCATGTTGTCCTTTTCCCAGCAGTCATGATATCTTCTATAGTCAATCTGCCAAGCATTTGCATCCTGATTAGTATCAGGGTCAAATACTCTTGTCTTGTCCTGTTTAGTAACACCGATAACACTATTGATTGGCGCCATTAAGAAGTTTACATTCTTAGCAGTTTCACCTTTTGTATAACCGCCTGCGTCTTTTGTTGCTCCAGCATCAACCTTGATAGCTGAATACATTCTGTTCTTTGGTGTAGGAATGAATGTGATTTCATCAAGCTTATAGATGTCTAATGTGATATTTCCAATAGTTAATTTACCTGATGTAAGGTTGCTGTTTACCATCTTTTCCTTTAATAATCTTAAAGTGTCATATGTAATATGACAGATGATATCACCCTGATATCCCTTATCACGGATAGTATCCGCTGCCTTTTCTAATTCAGAAAGAATATTCTGTTCAGTCAATGCAGTTGTTAGGATGTTGGCTGATTTCTTTTCTGTAACATCAGAAACAACCTTAGAAATACGGTAGGCATCTACTTCAGGGGCAACATGTAAACGCTGGAATTCTCCCATGACAGTGCCAGCAGAAGCCACAAAGTTAGTTTCGTTTACATCCATTGCATCAAGAAGGAACTTTCTTCCACGGTCCTGTGTCATTTTGAATGTTTCATATTCAAGAGTGACAGCACCCTGTTTATATCCTTCATCTCTGTTATAGTCACCTAAGCCTACTAATGACATCTTAGGGATTTTTACCTCTGCACCACCGTCATACTTAATCTGTCCGGCATTGGCATCCATCCATGATGTAAGAGTGAGATGCTCCATCTGTTTATCTAGTTCAGTCTGAAAAATAGTTGAATACTGTAATGTGTTAATTGCCATGTTCTATACCTCTTTTCTAAAATTTAAGTGCATTCGCGAATGCCTTTCTTGCATTCTCTTCTTCAGCAGTCAATACATTGTTTTTTGCCTTGTCTAAAGGTGCTTTCCCTTTTAATCGGTCATCAACAGACTGCTGAACCGCTCCCTTGAATGCTTTAGAGAGTCTCTTGACAGATTCATTTACGGAATCAGCATCAGTGTAATCAATGAAGTCAGCCATGTCTGCTGGAACTCCTGCAGCATTAAGCTGTTCCTTGGCAACTGCAGTCAATTCTCTACGAGTAATTGCTGCTTCTCTATTGTCAAGATCTTCTTTTCTCTTGTCTTCCTCATACTGCTTCTTTTCATCATCTGTCATCTTTTGAAGCCTTTCGGCTTCCGTATGATCCTTATCCCACTTCTTTCTTGCACGGGCAAGTCTCTTCTGGACGATTCTGTCCACATCGTCTTCTGTGAGGGTTGTTACTTTGGCTTTACCATCTTCAGGTTCACCTGACTGCGCATTATCGGGATTCCCTTCATCGCCTGTATCATCTTCCCCCTCTTCCCCTTCTTCCGCAAACAGCTGAAGGTTCAAAGGCATCATATTCTTAATATATTCCATAACTTAATTCCTCCGTTTATAGTCCGTATGACTGTTATATCCATGCACCTTTTAATGTCATATGCACGTTATGGACAAACAGAAAAAAAGAAGAACATCAACCGCTCTTCTGTCTGCTTCTGTATTTCATCAATGCTTTAGGTTTTCTTTCCTTGGGAGGCGGACAGTACTCTTCATATGTCTCGTGTGAGAGTTTTCCGCATATCATGCACATATATGTCACCTTCTTAACAATGACGTGCCTACGGCTGTCAAAATGACTTTTACAGTCATATTCAAAGTACTGGTGATGATGTGGTTTCAATCCTTCAGCCATATGGTTCTCCTTTCTTGAAATTGAGCAAAATAAAAACCGACTAGATAGTCGGCTTATACGAACGGTAGTATATCTTTCAAGTCTTTCATAAATCGCTTGGCTTTTTCAATAGTTGAATTATCAGTAAGGTATTCTATTCCTTTTGGTGTAATCTCGCATTTATCAAGGTTGTATATTTCTATGTTTTCGTCTATATCCTGGTCAATTACTATCCCACTGATATATCCCTCATTTAATAGATTCACAATGACATAAGTCCAGTACTTTCTGTTGATCTGCAGATATTTACTGTCATGTCTTATGAGTGATACATCAATATCCTTCCCTTGCTTTAGCTGCATATACAGGTAGGATAGAATCTGATAAACAATTACATGATAATCATCTCTTGCCATATATTCCAAGTCCTTTCACATTGTCTTTTTATCAACTAAAGGATTTAACTAATCATCCATAGCATAAAACAGTCTATCGCCTAATTCTTCAGTTGCATACCCTAGTTCATTAGGTTCTTCATTATCATCAAATCCATATTCAAGATTCTTGTCTAATACGTAATTACGAATCTGATTAATCTCTTCATTATTTAGTTCTCTATTCGCATTAACATATTCAATAACACATTCTTTTGAATAACCATCTTCCGGGTTCCAATCTTTCATAAGAAGCAACTTTTTCAATAATTTCACATCTTCATCCAATAATTTGTACATCACAATTCACTCTCTTTTCTTAGGGTTTGTTTGAATTAAATTTCCAGTATCAGGGTTAAGTGTAACTTCTACGTTTTCACCTATATACTTTCTGCTTATACGTTTACCATTTTCTTTTTCGGTTATTTTTTCTGGGTCAGTTAATGCAGAAATAACATCCTCTATTTCAACACCTTCACGTTTCTTATTCTTTTGAGGGCCTTCTTTTTCAGTTGTCCCTAATACTCTTTCGATAAAATGGTCACTTTGCGATTTTATTACAACTCCATCCTTAGTTGTACGCCCAACAATTTCATCTTGTATGATTTTACGATACTTCTTATAGTCTTCAAATGTTGAAAATGCTGATAATTTTCCTGAGCTACGCGATCTCTTGTATTTTTGTAATAGTAACCAATTCTCTTTATCATTATACTTCAAATTTTGAAATTCTGATAGTGATAAAGGTATATTTTGCTTACCCAACAAATCGAGGTATTTTATTTGCTGTTTCCTGTCACTAGAACGATTCTCAACTAATTTCTCAGCCGTATTAATCGCTTCAGCACCATGCTTTTCAACCATTCTCTGATACCACTCTTTATAAGTCTCATCTGCTGGAACCTTTATCCTTTCACCTGTGACAGGGTCTCTAGCAAATCTTTCTAGATTATGCATAGTTTCATCGTCAAGATTCATAATAGTCGTAGAACGACACCATGGGTGCATTGGAGGGGCGTTTACACCTATCTTCTTATCATTCACCCTGTATACACTTCCGTCCCTCTCACGGCAAATTTGGGACGTTCTAAGGTCTAGTGTTGCAACAAATCTATACTCCTCTATGCCGTAATCCCTGTAAGCCTGGAAGTGCGCCTCATTGTGAATGTATGATGATTCGGTTCTTACAAGTCTTCTAGCTTTATTTCTACCTGATAGGAACTGTTCGTTGATTGAGTCGGTCATTTCCTTCTCTGTCTTTCCTGTGAGGGCTCCTATCATGAACTCTTCTTTTAGTGCATCGGCCACCTTCTGAGTATTGTTCCATACTCTTTCGGAATAGTTCTGTCCTGACCATTTCTTTTTCAGAATGGTTTCAAGAGCGCCTTCATCAATAGGGCCTGTCTGAAGATCTAGACCGCTCATTCTTGCAGCTTCATATACCGCATGGTGATAACTGCTTTCATAGACCTGTCGCATTGTCTTCCCTATGGCATCTCTTTCCTTGGATTCAATGGCATTAATCAGCTTATTAATTGACTTGTTAATATCATCAAGCCTCTTCATACGGTTCTTGTATGCTGGGGCTTCCAATTCTGCTAGTACCTCTCTTTTTTGGGCGCCTGTCTTATTCTTGTATGCTTCAAGCAGTTTTTCGAAATTTCTGCTGTCAGCCTCTGAAAGAAGATTAATAGCCTCGTCTCTTGTCAGATGATGCTTTGAAGCGAATCTATTGAATATTCCCTCAATCTGTTTGGCAGTGTAGATTGCAGCCTTGCTATAGATTACGCTCAACTCTTTGGCACAGTCCTCAGCTAACTGCATATCCTTGTACATGTTCCTTGCTTCTCGCATTTCCCAGTACTTTATGTTTTTGATGTTAGTCATAACAGAGCACTATCATTCCTTGTCTTTGTCATCATCATTATTACCATCTTCCTTGTGATCATCTGTTTCTTCTTCTGGAGGAGTATTCTGATTTTCGGTATCAAATAACTGCTTCTGTGTTTCAAGTGCTTCCTGTTTTTCTTTTTTGACTTCTTTCATTTCATCATCAACATTTGAAACAAAGTCAAGAAGTGCAAGAAGTGTCTTAGTTGATACAACACCTTTAAGATTCGCAATAATCTGTGATAATTCAAGACGGTTCTGTGGAAGTCCTCTTGTAAATACAGGCTCAATCATTGACTGATCAGCAGCAATTGCCTTTAGATTGAGGTAAGTACAGAACATTCTTATACGCTTCTTAAGCCCTTTCTTGTAATATCTCTCTTTTGTCTTTGTGAGGGTCTCAAGTGCTAGAAGCTTATATTGAATGGCAATTCCTGAACTGTTGCCAGCAAAGTTTTCATCTGTCAGATTAGGAACATGAGAAAGTGAATAGATATCTTCCTTTATTGAGCGCTTGAGTGTTTCCACTGCGTTCTCGTCAAATGTTCTAGTCAGATATTCAGAGCGTGCATCACTAGGAAGTTCCATAACACCATTCTTACGGATAGCCTGGAGCGCTTTTGTTGCTTCTTCATCGTCATCACCTAAAAGAGCACCATAGACAACAAGTACTGCGTCAATGAACTGCTCCTTATCGTTGATTCTGTCAGAGCATAATGTATTGTATGCGTCAATAAGAGAAATCTGCTGTTCATAGTCTCCAATGCAGTCCATGTTGTTTCTATACTCAATGATAGGGTCCTCACCTAAGAAATGTGGATAAGGCTCACCAAGTTCTGAAAACTCGCCTTTTTCGAATTCTTCATTGCATGTGATTCCCATTCTTGTGACATAGTTCTCAGTTGTTACTGTTGCGATGATATTGAACCTGTCAGTAGAATCATCTTTTTCAATAGAATAATAAACACTGAATAGTTCATGCTGCTCAATTGAAGCATCGAAAACCTTGAATGTTGACAATGGGTCAAGTGTCTTGGTCATCAGCTTGCTTTCATGCTCACATAAGTAAACATACTCATAAGCGACACCTGCACGTGACATATTGATAGCATTGCATGAATCTGTATCATCTGTTTCAGCATCAACGAAAGCACCTGTCAGCTTGTCAATATTACCGTCTTCTGTATTCTTCTTAAATGTTATAGGGTTTGAAAGAAAATATCCCGTTGCTGTATCTGATATATCTTTAGCATGGTTTACCATGATCTTATTGTTCGGCTGGTTCTTGAACTTCTTTTCCCTGTTCATGATGGCATGCTTACCAAAGTAATAGCCGACATTCTTCAATATCTCAGGAGCACGAATACTATAATGCTTGCTAATGAGACGAAGGATCATGCTCCTGTCTATGTTTGTCTCGTCGAATTCTTCTCGTGGAATCGTGAAAGTATAATACATCTTTTAAAATCTCCTCTTTCCTGCTCTTGCCTTCTTCATAAGGATTTCATTTTCTATAGCATATCTAACCGCATCTATAGTGTGGTTGTTTCTGTCGGGGAACTCCCCTCTAAGGTTGCCGTCTCTATCCATTTCAATTTCATAGTCATTGAATTCACGTGCAGCATTGGGGCATCTAACAGGGTCTATAATTATCTTGTCTAAGTCCTGAAGGAACTTTATTCCATTGTCCACACTGTCAGCGCCTTTCTTTGCACCGATGATATTGAGACCTAATAGTTTAAATTCATTTATGGTTCTTGGTTCAGCTGAATCGGCAGTGACTAGCTTATTGAGTGGGTTGATCTCCTTGATAAGTTTGACGGCCTTGGCATTTGATAGTCTAGTTCCATATACTTCGCCAAAAATAAAAAGACGCCTGCGCGTCTTGTCATAGTTTGCTTTAACATATGCTAATGGGTCACCAGCATAACCAAAGTCTAGTCCGTTTTTTAATCTATCGAATACCTGTATTTCCTCGTCGGTTATCTCACGTATATCAAGGTTTGTGAAAACCTCACTACCTGTACCGGTTACCTCTCCCAAATAGTCATGCCTGTACTTATCAGGCTTTGTCTCCTTCATGTGGTCGGCTTCTATTAAGAACTGCTCCCCAAGCCACTGAGGTGGTGCTTGTAAGTAAGTTGTATGAGAGACATATGTATCATCCCTTTTTACTAGAACTTGCCTGTTGCACCAATTACGTTGTGATTCGGGAGGGTTAAAAGAGTAAAATACACAATACTCATGCCCACCACGAAGAAGTGACTGATTGATATTGGTTATTTTATCGTATGTTTCGAATTCGTCACATTCTTCATACCAGACATATTTAACATAACCGACAAACACCTTGATAGATTTCAACTTCTTAGGATTGTCAGCACCTTTGAATATTATCTGTTGTCCTGTCGGCCTGTATGTCATCTGCAGCTTAGATTCAGGTATGTCCCAATCTTCTTCAGCCTTCAGCATGAATATGCCCCACTTTATCTGTTCATAGACTGAACCCCTTAAAGTGTCCTTTACACGTCTGATAACAACGGCATTACTCATTACACCACGTTTCGCATCTCTCATAATCCCTAAAGGAATTTCTGTACCAATGAAAGAAGATTTTAAGGAACCACGTCCACCCTTGAGCCAGTAATGTGTATATGCATTGGTCTTAACATATTTATGAAGATCATAGAACGCTGGGCCTATAATGTCAGAAAGCTTTGCTCTATTCGATGTCATCTATAATTACTATCTGTCCATTTGACTTGATGTCAAGACTACTGCCAGGCTTATTACCGCTCAAGTCTCTAATGAATTCTGCTGCCTTAGTGTCGCCCTTCATTGCCTTTTGAACCTGTTTAATGAGTATTGCATCCTGTACAGTCACATTCTTGCCATTCAATGCAGCAAAGTTCTTTATTGTGTCCACATCAGCTATCTTACCGGATTTGAGAGACATGGAAAGAAGCGATGCAAGATTGTCTTTCATTGCCTTCTTTTCTCTTCTTGCCTTGACAGATGCAAGTCCGCCTTTTCGGCCGTTCTCTCTTCTTTCTTCTGGTGTCATGTTTGCGAACTCACTTTTTGCCATTGCTATCACCTGCCTTTTTATTTATTGATTTTTTTATTAGCTAAATTTATTGTCAATTCACCATTTTCAATAACATAAAAAGGAGCCCTTAAGAGCTCCTAAATTCTTAGCAGTCAACCGGAATTGAACCGATGCCTTGTCTATCAACCTGTTCTGCCAGCCTAAACTATCTTCTGCTAAGATAAGCATGCCATACTTTTTCAACGCTTTCAACCATTTTCTTTTCTTCCTTGGTTAATCTAGTAGCGCCTTTTTTGCCATCATTCTCATTATGAAAATATCCGTGATGTACATGGGGGTCTAAGCCTGCATGTTTATGCCCAAAATTTATTTCTTTGACATGCTTGTTTTCTTTGTCGAAATATACAATTTTTATCAAATCATCTCTACCAGTAAGCGCATATACCCTTCATTTTGTCATTGTTTCCATAAGACTTTCGGAATCTCTTGAATTCGATTGAATAAATTTAACATTCCCACTTACAAGTGCTTTACCATTAGAATCTTTTACAGCGTGAAATTGTGAGCCGTATACATTTCTCTTTTTGCTTATTCCACTTGATGCACCTCTTCCACCCATTTTTTATACTTCCTTTTATTTTTTTCTAGTACTTTATTGAATTTGTATTTGATATCTCTGCGTTCAAGATAGTATGCCAATGTCATTTTAAACCTTTCGAGTGCCTTTAACATTACATTGCTGACCAGTATGATCTGTGTCTATTAACGCCTTTTTTTGAACTTCTGACAGTATAATCTGTTTTTCTATTTGCTAACTCTTTAGCATAATCATCGTTCATTTTTTCTACTGCCTTATCAGATAAAATTGAAGCCTTGCCCTTTCCGACCTTATTAACACGTTTGATAATCGCATCAACATTCCCGTACTTATCGTAAGCTTTTTGAAAAGGATGGTTACTATCAAAATAGCGTACCAAAGACCCACGCGTATTTTTTGTTGTTGCCATCGAGATTTTTCCGCCAATAACTATATAATGATTTGTGTTCCCTTTTTCATCAGTAATGCTAAAGCCATTGTATTTAGCATTGCTCGCTTTGCCTCTTCTTATTCCACTTGATGCACCTCTACCACCCATATATATTATGCTCCTTTCGATATATGATTTATATATTCTTTAATTTTTTCATTTTTTCTGTCACATGATTATCATAGTATTTTACATTAGCCCCCTTGAAGTCATAGCCAATGTCACCACCATAAACAAGTATGTTCTTTGGCTTCAGCCTCTTCATAGCTTCGTCCATGCCCTGTGTCCATATCTTTGTGGCTTCCTTGCTGCGCTTAACTCCAATAGTAGAAACTGAAATTGTACTGTTAGAAGGAATACCATCAAAACAAAAAGTAAATGTTTCTGGTTCAGCCCATGATACAGTAGGAATCACTCTAAGCCCTCTATCCTGATAGATCTGACCAATTAAACGGCTTCTGTATACATTCCATATTTTCATGGCCATAGGCATATCCATGTAAAGAGAAAAGTCAGGAGTAAGAATACAGTCAAACTGTGCCAGCTTATCAACATACATCTGAGGAGATGCCCAAATTCTTTCAAATTGATAGTCATCAATGTAAAAATGAACACCTGATTCATATCTATCAGAATTCAATACATAATTGAAGCCAACAAGATCATCAGGAACATAGTCAATTCTTTCAAGTGTAGGCATTTGATAGAATCCTATTGCTCTAAGTTCATCATATTCATCAAGGTTATATGCGTTTCCTGTTCTTTCTCTTTCATTAACCTTTTCAGAATCGTCTTCCTCAGGTTCTTCAAATTCAATTGACTCAAACCCAAATGAATCCATGTCTATATTGATAATGTCATCAAGTTCACCGCTTAGGATTTCAAAATCCCATTCCGCTCTCTCTGATACCTTGTTATCTGCTAGTCTAAAAGCCTTAATCTGCTCGTCTGAGAGGTCATCGGCTACTATGCATGGAACTGTCTCAAGTCCTAGCTTTAGCGCTGCTTTAAACCTTGTATGACCGCATACGATGATATTATTCTTATCAATCACTATAGGAACTTTAAAACCAAACTCCTTAATGCTGTTCATTACCATCGGAACGGCTTCATCATTCCTTCTAGGATTGCGACTATAAGGGATTAGATCAGCAATAGGCTTCTGCGTTATCTTGATGTCATTCATCTGTTATTCTCCTTCCTGGCAAAATAAAAAGGCGCTTGTATAAGTGCCTTGAAATCATAGTTCCCTATCAAACTATTTCCACATGTTATATGTTAGCACCTTTATATTACTAATGCGTTTTGATTTCATGACTTTTCTATACTTTCTGTTATATTTTTATCATTTATAACTTCAGATAATTCGATGATACCAGAACAAAGGAAGTGTCTTACCGTTCCTACTGAATACTGCATCAAGTCGGCTATATCATAATCACTCATTAGTTCGACATACTTATAAAACAATGCATCACGATGATTCATGTTGTCTAGTTTCTCAATATCCTCACGAATAAGAGACATCTGAGCAATATACTTATCCTTCATCATGATGTAATCGTTCTGAGTCTTAGGCTCTGAATATGAACCGTTAGGACTGTCATCATATCTGATTGATTTAACATTAATCATCTTGTTATTGATGTACTCCACTCGATTGCGCATATTCCTATAGCTTTTAAGATAGTTTCTTGTCTCTTCTGGCGTCATCTGATTACCTCCTTATTCAAAAATGAAAAATAAATAAATCACTATCACCAGTACAAATAAAATAAAAAACAAAAATTAACCTCCTTTCTGGAGAAGAAGAAAACAGGCCTTTACTCTTCCTATTGGTTTTCAATTTGTGTCTTCTCTTCTCCCAGCAACATCATTACTTTTTAGTTGGATAGCAAAATTAGCGCTTCATACTCTTATTCTTTGCAAAAGAAGGTGAATGAGATTGAAGCAAAGCCATGACACTGCTGTTGTTTGTTGGTTTTAGAATAGAAAAATATGTTAGGGCATCAAGTTCATGAGAGGATCTTGCTTTTAGAAAAGAATCTATTAAGTATGAGGGGTCCTAATAAATTTTCTTGATAGTATATAAAATCTAATAAAGAACTCAATGCCCTGCTTGATTATCTGATGAATTCTGATTGAATGAATCTAGCTAGTTCCAGATATTCGTCATAGTCAGTTTTTTTGGTAGATATATCATCTAAAGAAATAATCATATTTCTATTATTTCGTGTTCTTGTTGCAATGATAACTCTATCTGCTTCGTAATTAACACCGTCATACCAGAAGTCTCCATTGTCTTTTTTGCCTTTGAAGTTCTTCAGATATTCCATACGCTGCTCTGCTAACTCCAACGAAAGAAAATATTCATCGAATACCAAAGTTGTTGGCGATTTCTTAGTATAGAACGCAATTCTGTAAGGATATGATTCTTTTGCATGCTTTTTTAGTTCAAATCTAACTCTTTCTAGATTGATAACAGAAAAATTATTTCTCATGTGTTCTTTTTCTTCTTCCGCTTCTTGATGCTTGAATACTTTGAACACTTCTACGAAATTACATTTTAATTTATTTGGTTTTCTTTCTATCTGTGGTTTTGGCCTTGGTTTAAGTTTAATTGTTGGTTCAATATCTTTAATAACTCCATCGAACCACTTAATCTTTAGGTGAAGATCATATTTATTTGAATTGTATATCTTACCATTTTTTGAATGGATTCTAAGAGTATCGTTTGAGATTCCAAAGAACTTCTTCATTTTATTACTGCTCCCACATGCTAAAAAGCTGCCATCATCTGCATTGTATGCATAATAAGAACCAGTTCTTATCATTTTTCTATGTCTCCTTTATCGTTGTTTTGAATTTATATTCAAAAATCTTTTTCTTAATCTTATAAACTTCTGTCTTTCTACCTTTGACGTCTTCCACAATTTTAGTGTTATTGATGTAATAGACGAAGTCAGCAATATACTCCATCCTTCTTCTTTTTCTCTTTTTGCCATCAATCTCAATTTCAAAAGGAGGGATTAACTCAAAAGGTACCTGTAATTGTAGATTATGAATTAATCCGTCTTTTTCCATCTGCTTTAATTCCAAATAGCGTTTTGCTTCTTTTTTAGAATCGAACGTGAAGCCGTCAACTGTAGTTTTTCTTGAGTTGTACTTGCTCATTAGAATTGGATATCCTCTTCATCCATGATTAAGCCTTCATCCTCAAACTGCTGAATTGGTTCATTATGCACATAACTATTGGTTTGCGCTTGTGATGCAGTGGCTGTATTACTATCTCTCTTTGTATTAATAAACTGTACAGAGTCAGCAATCACCTCAGTAACATATACCTTTTGGCCTTGGTTATTGTCATAATTTCTTGTCTGGATTCTTCCATCTACTGAAACCATCGAACCTTTAGAGCAATAGCGCTCTGTGTTTTCCGCAATCTTCCCCCAGCACACACAATTAATGAAGTCAGCCTCCTGATCATCGCTCTTGAAGTTTCTTTCTACTGCTAAGTTGAAAGAAGTGACTGCCTTCCCACTCCCTGTTCTTCTTAGTTCAGGGTCTCTTGTAAGTCTTCCGACTAATAAAGCACGATTAAGCATTAATAGTGTTCCTCCTTGTCTTTTCTTGTCATAAGTTATTGCGCTCCTTATCTTTTCTAAGTTCTTCTCTGAACGCTGAAAGCGTAGAGAAGAAGACTGCTAATAGGATAAATACTCCAATCACTAGCGCTAAGGCTAGCACAACAAGAAGAATCAGAAGAAACGCATATTTAACTAACTGTAATAGAATCATTTGTATCACTCCTATCTGATAAATAAGTAAATCATTAGCACTAGTGTAGCAACATAAGCTGCTGCGAGAATAAAGAAATCCCTGTTAGCCTTTTTACAGTTTTTAACAAGTTTACTGTTTAATTTTTGTATATCATCCATTTTCCCACAATCTTCTCTGTAGAAGTTCAATACAGTAGCATTCGCTTTCATTAAAGTTTTTTTGTCTTTTTTCAATTCTTGGCATACTTCTTCAAGCTCTCCATATTCTTCTTTCAAATATGAATACTCTTCTTCTAGCTTCTTATATTCAGCTTCCTTTTCTTCTACAATTTCTTGAACATCGTCGGCACTAAAATTCTTCATTGCAGCTAGCCTCCTCTTCTAATTCCTTTATATGATCCTGAGTTCTTCTCATAGATCTTTCTACTTTTCTTTCTATGATTTCAGCAATTTTATGGACATCTAGATATCCCATCACAAATAACTCACAGATACATATCAATACATCTGCAGTCTCTTCATCCAAATGTGAAGCGTTGATTGGGTCCAATCCATTACGTTTGATTTTTGATATTGCTTGTATAAGTTCTGCATTTTCTTCCATTGCAATTGTTAGCATGTGCTGGTCGCCCCATGTCTCGCATACTTTTTCAAGTTCCGGACAATTTGATACAAGAGCACCAAGCATATTATTTAATTCATGTGAATCCATCTATTTTTCTCCTTTATGTTTTTTTGCTAAAAACAGGTTATTTATCATTTTTGGTTTTTCTAAGTCTTCTAATGGAACTCGCTCTATAACCGAAAGGAATAATTCATCATCTGGTCTAGTATTTAAAATCAGTTCATGAATAATCTCTTTCAATCCATCACAGTATTCCTCTAGATCATCACAATATCTTTCTAAATATTCCAAATAGCGTTCATCACCATATTTCACAAAGCCTTGATCACCAACGAAGAACATACTGCACTGAGGGTTGACACTAGGTCTTTTTGGTTTATAGAGTTTCATAAATCTAACCTCTTATACTTTCTCCAGAATCAGCCAATAGCATGATTGCGTGTCCTCTTGGCGAATCATTTACTTCAATATGAGTTACTAACATATCTCCAAAATGGTTATCCATGAATGTGTCACTATGAGTGATTTCCCATTTTGTTCCTTGTATACAAAAATTCCAACTTTTACATCTAATGTCAATGAGTTCATCTTCATCGACTCTTGTTAACACTTCATTTATTCTCATTATTTTACTGTTCTCCTTCTACTTCTAAGTCTTCAATGTAATCATCATTTTTATGTGCAGTTAAATATTTTAATAATTCTGTATCTGAAGCATTAGGACCATAATATAGATCATCAGGATAAAAGAACTTAGTAAACTGCGTATACCATCCACTTTTTTTAAAATATTTATTAAAGCCCATCACTTGAATTTTTCTGACATATAGTTTAGGTGTTAATTTTAAAGTCAGCATTTTAATATCAGCTGTTAAATACTCAGCTTCCCAGTTCTTCTCATTTCTTAAAAATGAGGTTCTTTCTTCTTTATTCTTCAGCATCTTCAACCACCTCTTTCGTTTCAAGTAATTCTGCAACGTTAAATAATTCGTCTTCTCTTAAGAATTCAAATAACTTCTCACAAAGAGGAACACAATTGAGTGGTTCATCAAATCCGCCCTCAGGAGAGAACCAAGTACCATCCTTATCGATTGGCTTCAATGTGAAGAACGCGATTGTGAAATCATCATCACGTGATACCCATTCATAACCTTCAGATAGCATATATTCAAGTAAGCCGTATTCCAGAGCATTCATTTTTATCTTGTGCTTCTGATATAGCCATCTAACGATATTGATTTTTGAACACACGAATTTAGCTCTTCCCTTTAGTAATTCCTTTGTATCAGGACAAAATACACATTTATCGCATGATCCTTCTTGCCCACAGCAGAATAATTCACCGTTTGATTTATCTACCGCAAATTTAAAGCCTCTAGATTTAATTTCATCTTCATAAAATTCAAAATTTGTCATGTTATAAATCCCCTCCTAGTTCTTCCATTTATTTTCTTAATTCAGCAACCTCTTCATCAGAGACTTCTTCTTCAGAGACCTCTTCTTCATCTCCTTCTAAGATTCTCCATGCTCTTCTTAGCTCTTCCTTCTTTTCTTCAAGTTGCTTTTCTGTTAACTTTTTTGGTTTCTTTCTTTCTGTTATTGGTACAGGTTTCTTTTTAGCTGCTAACTCTTCAGCAACTGCGATACAGAACGCTTTTAAATTCTTGATTCTATCGAAACCATATACTTCACATTTCTCATATGTTTCTGAGTAATAGTCTTCTAATCCTTTAGACAAAAGAGAATTATAAATTCTGTCTTCCCTAGTCTGTCTTTTAGACTCTTCTTTTATTCTTTTAGACTCTTCTTTTAGACTCTTCTTATTAGGGTTTAGTAAGTGGTTTACCTCTTGGTTTAGTGAGTGGTTTAGTAAGTGGTTTACCTCTTGGTTTAGTTCTAAACCACTTGTACTTGTATCGCTCTGGTATTTATCCCAATTTAACACCGTCACTTTAGTACCTTTGCGTTGTATATCTAATTTGATTTTTCCGCACTCTTCTAATAATCGAAGGTACTTAGAAACCGTTGGTTTTGACATATGACATCTTTCAGCGACCTGATTCAGAGAGAGGATACATTGTCCTCTCTTGATCAAGTCTCCGTGATGATAATAATCAACAGGATTAGTGTGTAGTAAGATGTCAATCCAAAGATGGAACATCTTGGAATCGTGATAGACTTCATCGTAGTCCATCATATAAAGTTTTATCCATCTCCTTCTTCCCATCTTCTAGACCTCCTTAATTAGAACTGTTCATAATCAAAATCTTCACCAAAGTCACCAAATTCAGCATCGCCGAAATCAGTATTGACTCCAGCATCTTCAAGAACCTTGTCAGATTCTTCATGTGGCTGTGGTGCTTTAGGTGCTGAACTTTCATGTTCGATTGCTTTAGGCGCTTCTTCATGTGCCTGTGGTTCTTCATCGTTTACAAATGTAACAGGAGCATCAACATACTCTTTTGTGCCGTCACTATTGATTACTGCCATATCGGCATCAATAGCATTCTGCAGATCAATTGACATGATACCCCACTTACTGATCAGCTGACGGAGCATAGTCTTGTATGCCATTCCATCAAAGTCTTTAGACCAGAATGTCCAGTTAGTGCCTTTTCTCTTGTCTGCTGCATATCCTTGAGAATACTTAAGCGCATGTGCTTCCATCTTCTCTTTTGACCAGTACATCGTCTTTCTAAAACCGTTTGTATATTCAAACATTGCATAATAGCCGACTGTCTTAGCGTTCTCTCTTACAAGTTCATCATCAATCAATCTGACTTCAATCTCTTCATTTAGAGGGTCATAACGGATTAATTCCCCTTCCTTAATCGAAATAACATTTAATTTTCTATACTGTCCACTTCTGATGGCTAACTGAATGTAGCCTTTATAACCTAATTGGAACTGTGCCACTGTTCCTCTCTTAGTCTTATAAGGCACAAAGTAGTACTGTCCTAACTGAGGGGAAGGAGATAAGTTGAGCGCTTCACCAAGGAATGCGGCAGTAATGATACTATTAGGCTCACACTCCTGAAGCTTTGGATCATTGACAACTGTAGAAGTAATAGAAGCGATGAAACGTGTTCCATTCTTACCGCCAACAACATCATTGATTTTTCTCTGTACTGCTGGGCTTGCGATAAAAGTACTGAATTTTGCTTTGTTTGTGTCTTTTCTTAAACTGTTTTTAACTGTCATTTTTATTTACCTTCTTTCTTTCTAGGGAATCTTAAATCATAATCGAAACAACCATCATATTTGGCTTTGAGGTAGTCTAGAGATGTTTTTAATTCATTTAGTGCTGCATTGGTTCCTACGATTTTACCAACCAACATCTTTAGAGGTTCTTTTTCTTCTGAAGGAACATTTACAGGCTTTTCCTGCTGCTTAACTTCTTCCTTCTTTGCTTCTTCTTTCTTCTGGTGTTCCTGTTCTTCTCGTCTATCAAGGATTTCTCTAAATCTTCTTTCGAGGAGTGGCTTAATGTCTTCAAAAGAGCCGTTTCTTAACTTATCTTTATAGACACTTACATCAATCATCTCTTGATCAACATCAGTTTCTTTACATCTAGCCTCTAAATAGATGTCTAAAGACTCACAGCGCTGCACATATGATTTATATGTTTCCTTAGTTCTTTCACATTCATTCTTGATTGCATCTACCAGCGCTTTGGTTGGCTTCTTGTTGTTTATAAACTTCTTTAATGAACTCCAGCGCGGATCAATAGAGAAAACCTTAGTTGCACAATATCCATCAAAGTCATCTCTATGCACATAATCATTAAGAGCCTTATTAATGAGTTTTCTTACAACCATTTCATTCTCTGCTACTTCCTTATCTGTAAATTCCTTAATATCACTAGATAATGAACTAATAGAAGCATCAAACATCTTAAGAACTTCTTTCATATCGTTCTCAAAATCTGTGTAGACTTTCATTGCTTCTTTCTTGACTGCCTTCTTGCTTTCATTGACATTGTCTTTTTCTTTCTTCAGCTTAGAAACAACGTCAGATAACTCTTTATAGTTGTCTGCAGTCACTACAATGCCGTCATAGCGCTTCAAATAGGACTTTACAGCCTCTTTGAAGTGTTTTACGTTACATCCTTCAATCTGCGCTGGAATGACCTTCACAACGCTTAAACTAGGCATTTCAGCCACTTCATTAACATCTGCATCGATAGGCTGTGTATCTTCTTCCACTGCATCCTGATACTTTACTAATTCATAGCTTTCAGCGTGTTCTTCTTTTAATGCGACTACTGATCCGTCTGGTGCAACTGCGATAACTGCACTCACTGCACCGAAAGGCCACTCAAGCCCTTCAACTTTCTTTTTATCATCTGCAAGCATGACTTTGATGATTTCAAAATCAATCTTGTCAGTGACAACACCGAGATAACCGCCATAGAGACGGTCTTTAATTTCTTTCTTAAATCTCATTCTTTTTCTCCTTTAAATAAAATTTGGTTCCTTATCTTCCACGATGTGCTTTTGCCAGAAGGCTTCTTCATCTGCTTCTAGCTGCATTAAATCCAAAAGCACTTCGCTTCTTTCAATTCTTCTTATAATTGTCTTGGTTTCATCGCACCACGGCATCATAGCAATAGCGAATAAGACAACGAATTCAGCGCCTGTCACATTCATATAGTGCAAGCACTGGCAGTAATATGTCTGAGGCATTGAATCATCGCCCCATTCATCCTGGAAGGACTGCCACTTGTTAATGGTTGTTGATTTGATTTCTAGAATTCCTGTTGATCCATCTTCCTTACGAATAAGAGCGCCGTCCAAGTTGGCTCGCATCCAATCCTTATCTTTCCTGGATAATGAATAATCCTTTGTATCGATGACTTCGTATTCATCCCCATATAATGCTTCAAACAGGTTGAACATTACAGGCTCTAGACGGTTTCCCATTTCAATAGCGTGATTTGAAACCTGAGGTCTTTTTTGTCTATTTGTTTTGTCTTCCCACAACTCATGAAGAGTGGTGTAGCGGTTGACACCTTCGATTATTCCAGCATCTGAACCACCAATCCCTTTTCTTCTCTGAAAGAGCCACCCTTCTCTTGATTTTGGTATTTCTTCATAGAGACAATCGAACAATCCTTTGAAAGAGGTCATCGTATTTCCTCTAAAGCTGCGATTACATCTTTAATGAGAGCCATGCCACTGTCCCCAGTAACATCAATGAACACTTCTTGGTTACCTTCATAAAGTCTGACAGTGACCTCTTCATTGCCGTTCTTATCCTTGTGGTAAAGCATTTCAGCGATTTCATCGCTCCACTTTCTAGTTCTAGTGAGAGTCTCGAACAGGCTCTCTAGAATATCTTTCTTATTCTCCATCTACGTAATCCCCTTCAAACAATCTATCTAGCGCTTCTAAGATATCAGAGACTGTATTTACATCCCCTAATGGTCCAAATACTTCAATTGCATCATCCGGACTTTCATAAACCTTATTTATAATTCTAGTGAATTCCTTTTTTTCTCTTTCGCTATCAAACCCATTAGTGAAGCGCCCTTCTTTTGCAGCTTTAACGATGTAAGCAAATAGCAAGAAGTACTGCCATGTGTTTCCTCTTCCTGTTACTTCACAGTTCCCGTTTTTAATCTCAAGGTGTAAAAATGGTGTTTCTACGTGTTTGATCATAATTATTTATCCCCCTTTAATCCGATATATTCCAAAAATAAGATGTTTAATCCTAATGAGAAAGCACTTAAGACATGTGCGGCTGTACTATCCCAATTTGTGCCTGTACTAATCATTGAAATAACCATGCCTAAAACAAACAAATTAATTGTGATTAATAAGATTCTTTTACTATTCATAATTTCCTCTTTCCGTGCTATAATTAGCACTGTCTGATTTTTTCAATCTTTTCTGTAATAGATAAAGATTATTTTGAGAAGAAGAGGTTTAGTCCTCTTCTTTTTTTGTATGTTCTTTTAGGCTATCGCGTGCTTTCTTCGTTGTGAGCATAGCTGTACTAACCAAACGACACATTAAATTAGGTTTTTCAATTGCTGCTTCTAATATTTCTTTTAACACTCCTTTGGATTCTTCATCTCCGAGATTTTCAATAAGATAACCAACTAACGAAATGACAGTTATTAAAAGTTCTCCACCAAACATATAAGTTCCTGCGTTTGCTTCGCTTTCGATTTCTAGAGATGTTCCTTTTTCTGTAATAGTTGCCTTAATTTCAATTTCTCTTTCTAATTTGTTTTCTTTTTCTCCTGCTTTCTTCTTTTCTTCTGTGATTTCAATGACTGCTTTTTCAATTGCTTTAGTAATTTCTTCAGGTGACTTGTTTGAAAGAATCATATTTGTTAATCTGTCATCAATTCCATGTTCCTTCATTGTTTTTCTTACTAACTGTTCAAAATTTTCCATTCTCTTTTTCTCCTTTGTTTTTATTTTGCTCATAAGCACTTAGCGCCAAAGAAAGCATTTATTTGATCAACAGACAAATTATTTAAAAAGGATTGATATATTCAATGTAAGATACACATACGAAGGGAGTTTCCAAAAAAATGAAAACGAGACATTCTATAATAATATTATTTGCCTTCTTTGGCCTTAGGTGCCTACGAGCAACTAAAGCTACTTATTCAATTGTCTTTCTTTTAGTGAGCTCCTCTACCACTGCTGCAATCAACTTATCTGAAGGAGCTCTATAATAATTGTTCATGTAATCGAAGAAGGCCTTACGTGGAATGTAAGTACTTCTTTTACCTGAGTCATGTTTTACTACTGACCCAGGCATTACGCCCTGTTCTATAGCGTTTAGGATGAAGTCTCTACTCTTGTGAGTAATCTGCATGACTTCCTCAACGCTGATACTCCATTCATCCATGATGATCACTCTCCTAATTCTGCTCAATGATTGGAAGAATACCGTTCTTTCTAAGAAGTTCATACAAGAACAGTCTTCCTTTCTGTGTCCATTCTGTTTGCATTCTCACATCAGAACGGCCGTCACTTCTTGTGATATTGATAGTTCTAGAATGTGCGTAACCTTTGTTCTGATATTTGCTATATAGAAGCCACTGGCCACCTTGCTTATACTGAACCCCCAATTCATGAAGTTTCTTATTCATCGTTGGGGCTCCAAGTCCGTAATCCTTAGCAATCTGAGAAATCAATACTAATGACTTACTCTGAAGAATCTGATCATAATAATCGGCTTTTGGCTTTAATTCATTTAGCTGCTGATCCTTCATCTTGTTTTCAAGTTCTAGCTTTTCATTTGTTTGAAGGAGTGCTTTAACCTGTTTTCTTGAATATTCAAGAGCTCGGTTCATTACAGCTTCTGGACTGTTCCACTTTCTTTCGAGTTCCAAGAAGTACTGTCTAATCTGTTTACCCTTCTCACTTCTTTGGATCATTGCAATTTCTTTTGCCATGTCTAGAGTGATTTCATAGTCAGTTGAGGGTCTTCCGCCTTTAGGGTTTTGGACATTTTTGTCCATAACCTCTCTATAATCAAAATTTTGATTAAAACCATATTCAGTCATTCTTAGAAACCATTTTTTAAAAGGTGTTTCAATTTCCAAGAATTCATGTAATTCTCTTGCTGACAGTGTAATTCTGTCACTGTCATAATTAACTCTTAATAATTCGTTCATTTCTTTTCCTCCTCTCTTAGTTTCTTAGTGATTTTTTTCTTGTAAGATGCTAGATCCTTTTGAAACAAATAGATCAGCACGGCATTACTATTTAATTCTTTAATAAGGTGATTTAATTTTTTTGATAGACTTTCAACAGTAACTTCTTTACTTCCTCCAACATCTTGCAACAATTTCAATACATCGAGCATTGCTTCCTTGTTTTCTGTTAGAAGAGGTACAGAGCTCTTGATAAATCCATCTAACTGATGAAGATTGTTTTCTAGATCATTCAAGTTTTTTAACTCTTCCAATAAATTGACATCTTTTTCCATTCTTTTTCTCCTTTCTGAATGTGCATTGTGAATGAACGTTTTGATTAAAAAAAATTATTCTAAGATAATATCTTCAACATTTACGTTGCAAGCAATGGCTATCTTAATAATTTCTTTGGCTAACCAATTTCTTTTACCCTGTTCCTTTTTGGCGTAGGTATCTGGATTCATTCCGACGAATTTAGCAAATTGGATTTGATTCATATTCATTCCGACTCGCAATTGTTTAATTGTATATCCCATCGTTTTCCTCCTTTCTTGTTCATCTACAATGCACATATTACATCATCATTTGTACATTGTCAATGCACATTGCACATTTTTTGTGTTATTTGTACAATTTGAATGCACATACGTGGAGTTTTTGCTATAATATTATCAGAAAGGTGGTGAAACAGATGAGTGATATTGATGTTAGAATTGGAAGGAAACTCCAAAAAATAAGAGAATCTAAAAATCTATCACTTAATGATGTTGGACTAAAAGTAGGCAAAGCGAGAAATACTATTCATGCATATGAAAAAGGGAAAATATCAATAAGTGTAGATGCCTTAAATTCTATTTGTAATGTATTAGATTGTTGTTTTGTGGATGTATTAAATGAAATTGTGCAAGATATAAAAAGAGAAGAAAAATAAAATACAGCCATTTTTAGTCATAAAAACGGCCGTAAACACTTGTAATTAAAAAAGAGGAGAAGGGAAAAATGAAAGAAAAGAAAATAACATGGTGGAAAATACTTCTTATTATATTTTTTCTACCATTTGCTATTATTTATTATGCTGGTAAGTATCTAATTAAGTTTTATAAGTCTAGTAAGTATACAGTCAAACAGAAAGTTATATACACTATTATCGGTGTATGTGTGCTTTCAGTTTTCGGCGGTATTTCAGAATCATTAAAAAATCCGGAAATAAAAAAAGTAACAATATCAGACATAACCCTATATAAGGGAACAACAAAAAAAATAAAGTCTAAAATTACACCTGATAAGGTAGTAGTTAAAAATATTGAATATACTAGCTATAACCCTAATATCATTTCTATCAGTGATAAAGGAAAGATTGAAGCAAAAAATGAAGGTACCACTACCGTTGTATGTAAAGTAACTGACGATAATGAAAAAACTGTCAAATCAAACAGATTTAAAGTAATTGTCGAACTTACAGAAGAGCAAAAAGAAGAACTGAGAAAAAAAGCTGAAGAAGAAGCATTAAAGGCTGAACAGGAACTTCAACAAAAGAGAAATTCGCTCTCACTAGACGAAGCAATCCGTATAAGGGATGAATGTAAGCAGATTGTCAATCAGATTCTTAACGCACCTAGTACTGCAGACTATCCAGGAACTTTTTTAGATCCTCTAAAGGATTGGGGAATGAGGAAAGTGAATAACCTTGTAACAGTATCATCATACGTTGATGCTCAGAATCTTTTTGGGTCTAAACCGAGAACTTATTTTGTTATGCAGTTTAGAATGAACGATGATGGAAGCGGAAACCTATCATATTTTAAATTTGGCAATCAGGTAGTTACTGGTTCTTATAGTAATTAAGGTGTGGGTTTAAAAAGCATTGATAAAATCTTTTTTGATGTATACAATGGTAAGGAACAGAAATGACTGCACCTGATGCGGTTAGTAAAGCTCCTTATCAAAAGATAAGGGGCTTTTGCTTTATGCAAATAAAAAAACACCCTAGTTGGCGCTAGGGTGCAACAGTGATATTGGCGTATCACTCATATAAAAGAAACTATCACATAAAGTCCTTTTACGTGTATTATTATATCACGATTGACACGTTAAAGGCAAATTACAACTGAAAGGACGTGTCATATTATGCCTAGAAACTCTAGATTTAAGCGTAGACCGAATAATACAGGAACCGTAGTTAAATTATC